TCATCTCGTACCGGTGGCTCTCCTTCCTTTCGGTATCGGATTGTCAAGGATTATCCTGTAACAGAACTTTCCGTCCACCTTCACCGGCTCCCTTGCCACCATAAATCCGGCACATTTCTCCACCTTCGCGGCATCGAGTATCATTCCGGCTATGAAGCTGTTGGAGAAACGGGCGCAACGTGGGTCATTCCATATCATGAAGCCGTTTTCGTCATCCGATACGAACATGTACCAGTCTTTCGGCCTGTCATCGTCCCTGGCGATTCCCAGCCGGTTTCCGGCGTGCAGTTTAAGTTCCCTGCTCAATATCTTACTCAGGTACATGCTGCCGTCACGGCATACCGTGATGATCCGTTTTCCCTTGTAGGTCAGTGCCGGATGTGAATTGCTCTTGTCATAAACTGTCAGTTTCATAATCAATCATGTTTTTAGTGATACATTTATTTTCTGTCATGCCGCCTCGCCGGCCATAATCAGTCTTCTTTGGGCAATGAATCTCCGGTTCGCCCGGACGGATTCCATCATGGTCTGTGCCCTACGTGCCACCACCGATGTTTTCTCGCCCATGTGTCTGGCGATGGTACGGAACGAGCTGCCGGTCTCGTAAAACCGCAGCATGAATATCCTGTAATCCTCGTAGGAGAAGTGCCGCCTGAGGAATTTCTGTATGTCCCTTACCAGCCTGTCGCACCCGGTAAGCATCTCTTCCCGCTCATCGGTCTCTTCCGTGCAGTCCGCCTCACCCAGTCTTGAGAAATACTCGTCCCCGGGGTTGTCGTAACGGCTGTCTTCCCTTGTTCCCGATTGCAGGATTTTCCGATAACACCCGAAGAAGTAGGATTCCAAGTCCTCTATTCCGTTGTTTGAGAACATCACCTGCTTCCTGACTGCCAGATACGCGTCATGGAACGCGTCCTCGTTGATCTTTCCATAAAGGGACACGCTCTCTTTCAGTCTCGCGTATGAACGGTTGAACCATCCGTTGAATTCTTTCACGTCTTTTGTTGCCATATCCTTTGATTTTTATCTGTTAGACATCCGGCCTGCGGTGCAGGCACTCTTGTTTCTTTGTATGCTTTACAGCCGTTCTCCCGCCGGAAAGGTGTCAAGGCTCGGCAGGAAAAAATACCGGAGCGCGGAGCGTGAGGATGATTTTTTCCCAGCCGACCCGCAGGGCCCAGCCTTGCGCCCCGGTGGGGAACGGCTACCTTTGCTTCAAAGAAATAAGGGTGTCCTTTGAGGTTTCCACCTTTGATTTTTTCACCTGACGGTGAAAAAGAATGTCTGTTGGAGACACGTGCCGTCCGGTTTGTAGGCGATTCCCGTTTTTTTATTTTCTTCGCTTCCGAAACGGTTTACGGGCACATGAATCCCTTTCAGATACCATCTGTCTGCCATTCCGTTTTTACAATAAAAAATCAATGTTAAACTTAAAATTACAGGAATATGGAAGTAGTGGTCATAGACAAGGCGACTTTCGAGAGGATGCTCTCGGAGTTCGAGAATTTCGCGGGAAAGGTGGAACGTCTCTACCGGGAACATGAGGATCTGGGAGAGAGGGAATGGCTTGACAGCGATGACGTGTGCAGGCTGCTCGGTATCAGTCCGAGAACCCTACAGACGATGCGGGAGAATGGGACGCTGGCTTACACCAAGATAAGCCACAAGGTGTATTACAGGCCGGAGGATGTGAAGACTGTCTTTCCCGTGGTGGAGATGAAACGGTGTATTGTAGCCAATAAAGGAAGAAATTGTAATACTGATACAGTTAATCATAAATATCGTGCTTATGAATGACAATGGCAACATCCGGCTGCTGACACCGGAAAACGACATGCGTGTGAGAGCCTTTTTCTCGTCGCTGGAAGACCTTTCAAAAAGGGTGGAGAAAATATGCGACAGCAACAAGCCGTCACTGGACGGGGAACGCTATTACAACGACAAGGAGCTGGCGGTGAAACTGAAGGTCAGCCGCAGGAGCCTACAGGATTACCGCAACAACGGCATACTGCCATATATCCGGGTAGGAGGAAAAATCCTGTACAGGGCTTCCGACATTGAACGGGTGCTGATGGACGGGTACAGGGAAGCGTACAATCAGAATAGAAAAACTTGGTTCTAACCCCATAAGGTTGCTTTTATTCCGTGAAACTATCCTCTGAGTATAGAAATTACGGATAAAAGCAACTTTTATCATAATGTGATGGCAAAATAAAAAGTAGGGAGAAAAATGTAAAAAGTAGGGAGAAAATCATCGCCTTGCTTTCACAGGATAATACACTGAGCGCAACAGCACTTGCCCGGCGGATAGGAATAACCCCCAAAGCCGTGGAAAAACAGATTGCCAGGTTGAAAGCGGACGGGACACTCCGACGAATCAGGCCGGACAAAGGCGGGTATTGGCAGGAGGTCGAAAAAGCGGATTGATTTTTCTGGAGGGAGCGCAGTTTGCCGCCTGCCCATTTCATGCTGTCTTCAAAAAATATCCCTCCTATTATAGAATATCAGAACAGCATACAGACTGGTTATATAATACAGACTGTATGCTGTTTCTTTTGGGGTTGTTTTTGTATCGACTTTTCCGTCAGTCGCTTGTTTCCGCTGCCGTCGGCGTCCATTGTACAGACGTGAAAGGGGAAAGGTTTTCGGGCTGAATACCCTTTGCCCGCAAAGGAAGATTCTGCCCGAAACGGCACAGCCGCCTGACCTTTCCGCTTTCAGAAAAGTCTGTACTAACTTCCATGGACGGCGAGGAGACAGGCGGCTGCGAAACTGTCATTGGTTGTCATGGCCGGAATGTGTGCGGTGTTTGCTTCTTTTTTCCATCAGTTTGTCCATTTCCTTTGAGATTTTGTCCTCCGTTATCCTGGCATATCCCTGGGTCGTGCTGATATTCGAGTGCCCCATCATCTTGGCTATGCTTTCGATTGATACGCTCTCTGAAATAAGGAGAACCCCGAACCCGTGACGGGCCTGGTGGTAGGACAAGTCATCGTTCCTGCCCAGAATCACGCCGATTTCCCGTATCTCGTGCCAGATGGAATCCCGGCTTGGCAACGGGAACACGAGATTGTGCATGTCGGTGGTGTTGTACAATGCCAGTATCTGTTCAGCTATCGGGTGTAAGGGGATAACGGCCTCCACGCCGGTTTTCTTGCGGTTGATGCGGATAAACCGCCTGCCATCCGCTGTCGTTTCGATATGGCGCGGATGAAGCTGTTTGATATCGGCATAGGCAAGTCCCGTCAGGCATGAAAAGATGAACGCCCGTCTGCCCAGTTCCGCGCGTCCGTCATTCAAGGGCATGGCCATGATTCTTTTCATTTCTTCACGTGTGACGTACTTGTGCCTGGGTGCGGGCTTCTTTTCATATTCGACATCCTCCACCGGATTGGTACGCAGTATCTCGTTATCCACGGCAAGATAAAGCAGCCTGTTCAGCCAGCAGAGGCAACGGTTGGTCTGCGTGGAACTGAAATTCTTGTTCCGTACAAGAAATGCCTTGTAACCTTTGCCGAAGTCTTCCGTTATCTCCTCAAAGGCAATGTCCTTCCTGCCCAAAGAGGTAAGATAGTCCGTCAGGTATTTCTGGAAGTATCGGGAATGGCGGTAGGTGGAAATGGAATTTATCTCTTTGCTCCGTATTCTGAGACGTTCGCGCTCTATCTCACCCATCTGCAACAAATGGGTGGGAACCACGAACTGTCTTGTCACCCGGGTCTTGATGATTTCCGCGCTGACGATACCCTGTGTCCTCAGAATATCCTCGTAAGTCTGTTCGATATACTTCCGGTACTCTTGCAGTCTGGCGTTTTCCCTTACCGTGCGTGTTGTTCCGGTTTTGGCGTTCCAGTCTTCCGGCCTGCAATATATACCGGTAGTGATGGCGGTACTCCTGCCGTCAATGGTGATGCGGCACATGACAGCCGTGGTTCCGTCAGCCTTTACCTTGCCGCGGTTGATGTAGAATAATATGGAAAATGTACTTCTCATGATATCCGTTGTTTGGTGGTTATAAAACAAGTTTGAAATCTTTGGTAGCCTCGATAAGCCTGTCCATATCCTCGAAAAGTTTTTTAGGTGTCACGCGGGCATACACCTGTGTCGTCTGGATATTGCCATGCCCCAGCATCTTGCTGATGGTCTCAATCGGCACACCCGCTTCAAGGGTGACGAGCGAGGCAAACGAGTGGCGTCCGACATGGTAGCACAGGTTCTCCTTTATCCCTGCCAGTACGGCCAGTGCCTTCATATGGTTTCTCATGCTCGGGTAGTGGATCATCGGAAACAGGGTGTCCCTTTCATCGTCATGATATTTTTCTATCAGGTCAACGGCTTCCGGCAGCAGTTTCACGCTTGCGCGGAGTTCGTTCTTTTTCCGGTGGTATTTCAGCCACAATTTACCCTCCTCGTCCGTATGCAGGTTTTCTTTGGTGATTGTCACGGCATCACTGTAGGCTACTCCGGTATAGCAGGCAAAGAGGAACAGATCTCTTGCCAGGCGGTGGGTCGTGCGGTGTGGGGCTATCTCGACATCCCGTATCTTCTCGAAACTTTCCCGGCTCAATGCCTTTGGCGTCTTGACGGTCTGTTTCGGAAGGACATAATGCTGGAACATGAACCGCTCGGAATGACCTTCCTTATAGGCTTTCCGGCAAGACTTCTTGACAATTGCCAGGTAATGCCGTGCGGTATCCACGGCGTGTCCTTTCTCGTCAAGGATGAAATTCTCGTAATCGTGGATGAACTGCTCGGTGAGCTGTCCGAAAGCCAGATCCTTTGTCTTAAACCTGGCTTCAATGAACTCGCGCATGGTACGGCAGGTATAGTCGTATGCCGGATATGTCCCTTTGGCCCGGTCTATCCCGATACGGCTCTTCACTTCATCCCTGACGGCATCCAGTATTTTCATCAGGGTCATCTGGGTGCTCATGCTACCCTGAAAGGCATCCTTGACGGAAGCGGCGTTAAAATCAGCCTTTCGTTCCAGAAGGGAATCAAACGCGGCATTGACATCAAGCAGCAGCCTGTCGATTTTGGCATTGGTTTCAACGGCCTCCCTGCTTTTGCCGTTCAACCGGCTTTCGCGGGGATTCCACAGCCCGGGAGTACAGGAGAGTTTACAGCTGAACTGCGCCATCGTCCTGTTCACGGTGATGCGTCCCATTATCGGGGCTTTGCCCGACTTGTCCAGTCCGCTCTTTTTGAGGTAGAGCAGAACCTTGAATTTTTCTACTTTCATACGCTTATAATTTTAGTGGCAAATTTACCTGTTTTACAAGCGTCCTTTGGTATGCAAAACTATGACAACCAGTGTAATATATCGTCGTTTCAAATTATCTGATCCGCTTCGCGTTACCTTGATACCTTTCGGTAACTGTCCGGCTAACGGTTTGGTAACTGAACAGCTGCAATAATCCTCAAATTCTTGCGTTTTCTCCGTTTGGAACAATGTGGAGAAATAACACATTTTCAGATTATTACGTTATAGCTTCTTTTCTTTTCCAGTGCTCATTTTACTTCTCTATTTCCATGTGGCCCGGCACACATTCGCCACGATGATGCTGACCCTTGGAGCAGATCTCTATACTACCTCGAAGCTGCTCGGTCATGCGGATGTGAAAATGACGCAGGTGTACGCAAAAATCATCAACCAAAAGAAGGATGATGCTGTCAATTTGGTAAACGGATTGTTCGATTGACCCAATGTAAATCGTCGCATTTTTAGTGATATAAAGTAGGACTGTTCTCATATCTACATATAGTCGGGGTACATCCAGATTTAGGTTTACTTTAATCCGAGTGCGTATAGGGGAAAAACCAAAGTGAACTAATTTATAGAGGTCTCACTTGTTGTTAATATAGGAAAGCAATAAACATATTGAGTAGATATTGATTATCCTTAATCGAGTAGGAGGAAATATAAATAACATAAACAAAGAAAACTCTTATCCGCACCGTCTCGCAGGAACTTGACCCGCCCGTGAAATAGGCCGGATTCAGGTCCTTTGTCGTCAAGGACATTCCGCTCCGACGATTCTACTTCGCCCGTTTAGGAGAGTATACCGCTTCAAACGGTTCAAAACAAATCGTCTTCGTGCCGTCCCGGACGAAATAACCCCAACAGCACATGAACGCTCGGTATAGCGGTTGGGGACAAAATTTGGCTTAATCCTCAACCCTGTAGGTTCGATAGCATATAATCGGGTACTCCTTGAAAACGCTGTACCGGCACTACTTTCGTCTGCGATATTCCGCCGGCGTCATTCCCGTCTGTCGTTTGAACAGGCGGGTAAAGTATTGGGGATACTCGAATCCCAGCTCGTATGCGATCTGGCTTATCGGGCGTTCGTCCAATGCCAGTTTGTCTTTCGCCGTCTCAATCATTCGATTCTGGATATGTTTTCGGGTATTCATACCCGTTTCGCGTTGAAGCACGGCGGTCAGGTAATCGGACGAAAGATTCAGTCGGTCGGCAAAATATTTCACGGTCGGCAACCCGTTTTTCGAGAGGGAATCGGAATGGAAATAATCGCGGAGCAGTTTCTCGAACCGGCTTACGATATCCATGTTTTCCCGATGCCTCATCTTGAACTGCCGATCGTAGAATCTGCGGCAATAGCTCAGCAGCAAGCCGATGGAGGCACATGCTATTTCAGGTGTATGTTCGTCGATGCGTTGCCGAAGCTCCCGTTCGATGTGACGAAAAATACTCAACACATGTCCGATTTCCTCTTCCGACAGGTGCAACGCCTCGTGGAGTTCATACGAAAAGAATACGTAATTTCCGATGTCGCGCCCCAGTGCCGTCCCCCGGATGAAATCGGAATGCACCATGACGGCCCAATTGTCCTCTGCCGGCCGGAACGGCTCTCCGTACTCCTGAAAAACGACCGTCTGTCCCGGGCTGGTAAAGACCAGCGTACCGTCCGAGTAATCGTACATGTTACGACCGTATTTCACACCGCACGATGAGTTTCCTCGGCAGAGTGCTATGACATAATAGTCCTGCTTCCAGCCTTGCGGATGGCTGTATTCGGCGATTTGCGAGAAGTTGACAACAGAAATCAACGGATGATAGGTCTTGACTCCGATGATGCGGTTGAACTCCTGCGGTGTTTTGCAATGTATGATTCCGTTTTTGTCCTTCATTCGGCAAAAGTAATGTAAAATGCGGATTATCGCATCATTATCACGGATTCATATCATACAAACACGGATTTGTTTACCCAGTATGTTTGGCATAACCGCTACATTTGTCGAAAAATAAATGAAAATCCGCATGAAACGAATCGAACATCAAAAAACGGCGTCGCCGACGACCGTATTGCTTTTTTCGGGAGCCATCGTGCTACAAATTGTCGGCATGTCCCTCTTTCCACTGACGGCCGGCTATACGAAGTTCTGGCCCACACTGGCTTCCATCCTGGCCTTATTGCTCGGCTCATCGCTTTTTTGCCGGATGCTTTACAAAGGTGTCGCACTCAGTTTTCTGATACCGTTAGGTTCAGCAGTCATACCGCTTGTCGTGAGCATGCTGGGAATATTCGTGTACGAGGAAAGTATATCGGCATTGAAAATCACGCTGCTTATAGTGGCCTGCGCCCTGATAGGCATCGCAGGTAAAATGAAATAAGTAGACGTCATGGACAGCCTACCTGCAACTACAATCGGACTATTTTTGATTGCGACGATGTTCTCCCTGGGAGCAACGGCAATTTGGCCGCGGACACAGGGATTTACCCGACCTATACCGACGGCTCTGTCTATACTGATGCAGGTAATATGCCTCGTATTGATGAACCGCATTGTCGATTCGGGAGTCGAGTTGAGCTTTCTCGTACCGCTCAACGGGGCATTTTCACCGCTCGTGATGATTTTTGTCGGCGTTTTTCTCTATAAGGAGAAGGCGTCAGTTTGGAAAATCGCTGTCTTGCTGACGGCATGCGTGCTGATTGGTTTTGCAAACTTCTTATAAACTGGTAAATATGAATAGCGAACAACATACTACAGCCAAAGTCTGGCTGATTACGGGAGCATCTCGTGGTATGGGACATGCCATTATGGAGGCGGCGCTCGCCGCCGGGCATTGCGTGGCGGCGGTCTCGCGCAGCGGAGAAATAACGACGCATATCGAAGACGGGGCAGCGCAGCTGCTTCCGTATGCGTTGGATGTGACGAATACCGAACAGGCGGTGTTCGACCGGATGGCCGAAGCGGTCGTGAAGCACTTCGGACGCATCGACGTATTGGTAAACAACGCCGGTCACGGACAATTCACCTACTTCGAGGAGTCGGACGAGCAGCAGATTCGTGACGTATTCGAGACCAATCTGTTCGGACTGATGCGCGTTACCCGTGCCGTTTTACCGGTCATGCGCAGACAACATGCCGGACACATCTTCAATATTTCGTCCGCTGCGGGATATTCGGGTGTCGGACCATCCATTTACCACACGAGCAAATTCGCCGTTACGGGGTTCTCCGAGTCCCTTGCGTTCGAGACGGAACAATTCGGCATCCGGGTTACGATCGTCGCTCCCGGCCTGTTCCGCACGGATTTCATGAATTTCAATTCCGCCTATCATCTTCCCGCACGACCCATTGCGGACTACGACGCATTCCGGGAGCGGATGAGCGGTTTCGTGAAATACATGAACGGTCGAGAGCCGGGCAATCCCGAAGTGTTGGGAAGACTGGTCGTGAAAGCGGCCGACAGTGAAAACCCTCCGCTGCATCTGCCCGTAGGTGCGGATGCCATCGAGACGCTCGAAACGCACCACGAGGCACAGCGAAAGGATGTCGAGGCATGGCGTGAGGTGTCCTGCGCCACCGCGTTCCCTCCCGAAGAGTCGGAAGTCGATACGCAGGCGTTTTTTCAATGAACCGAAGCATGAGGGGTGGAAAATCCGAAGGCATGAAAAGCAGGATGCCCGATTTGCAGAACACAAACCGGAGTTGTCTGAAATTCAGTTGTCGAATCGGTTAATTATGAATAAGAAATCCCTTATCCGCACCATCTCGCAGGAACTCGACCCACCCGTGTCGCAGGACAGAATCGCCAGGATTCTCGACAAAGGGCAGTTCCTCCAATCCAAGGACGGCACACGGTTCATTTCCGCTTCCAGTCTTTCATCGGCACTTTCTGCCGCCAGAAATAACAAGACATCGGTCGCCTATGGAATAAAAAGAGTTATCAAGGAATTGAAACTATAAAGCAAGTTAATTGACATGAAAGAACAAATCAAAAAGTCTTCTCTTTTTTTGAAGAGAAGCAGCACCTAACCCACTTTGCTACCGAAAAGGATGTAGCGGAGGAATTGTTTGAGTTACTTTCCGAAGCGAGAGAACTCTATCTTCAGGATGTGATTGTGGGTGACAAGCGGTATAGCCGCTATGTGGATGACTTCATAAATAGTCACCGGTACATCAACTGCAACAGTGCAATTTGCCGGAATTGCCACGAGATGAACATCCACATCGTCAAGGGACTGCTGAACGAATGCGCCCACCTTATCCAGCCTCTTTTTGCCGCATCCGACTTCTCCTTTGAAAAGTGTATGGAGCTGCGAAGGATGTATGACCGGTCGGAACCGTTGCCGCCACCTATCGCGCATCATACCGATGGTTTTATAAAAGCTCCGCCGCTTTCTTTCGGCTGCAACTTCACCCAAGAACAGATGACAGGTATTGTGTCTTGTGCCAATACTTATCATCTGTTTTGCGTTTCAGAGGTTTGCATCGAGGATATGGAAGCTCTCTTTTCCTGCAAGGAGGGCTTTCATATCCGGGTGAATAATCTTCGTCATGTAGTTATCCTTTTCGATGTGCTACTCGAAAACTCCTTCATCCAATCCCGCTGGCAGTCCGTTCTGGATAAAGGGCAGTTCCTGCAATCCAAGGACGGCACACGGTTCATTACCGCTTCCAGTCTTTCATCGGCACTCTCCGCTGTCAGAAACAACAAGACATCGGTCATCTGCGGAATAAAAAGAGCCATCAAGGAACTGAAAATATAAAGCAGGAATCTCTCGCAAAATGGAAAAGCACTGTGTTTGACCAAACCATACATAGTGCTTTTATATTTCTTCTTAAACTCAGGACATGAGAGATTCTTATATTCCGATCTCTATGTAAGTACATTGCCATTCGCGGAAACCAAATTGGCGTACTTATTGTCCACGAAATTCTTTTCGGGGGAGCCTAATACCCCGACAGTCTCACGCTGTCTGGAATGTTGTCATCTTATCTGCAAGCAGGAACGTAACCCTTATCCAACTTATTCGTTTTTTATTATATGACAAATAAAATTCACATGCTTTGATTTCTCATTGTAAAAAGACAAACACTCATTAGTGTTTAGATTGTATTTCTCGTAAATTTTCTAACAATGCTAGGACTGGAGCTGTTTTACTTTCTTCTTCTGGAATTATTGGATCATCGTCCCATTCCAATGCATTACATGTACTATCCATAGCAGACACTCGCCACGCGTCCGTGATAATAACTTTCAATTCTATTGACTCATTGAAGTCAATAGACCTCAAAAGCTGTTTGGCATCATCACTAATCAACGCTGCAACTATACAACATTTGTCGAAGCGAGGATATATCTGTTCAAATGCATCCAGATTCTTCGAATCAGTTGGAGTCATAGTATGTTTTCTGCACATTATGCCTACATAACGACCATCATATCTATCATCCTCAGATACTACAGGAGCTACACATACACGGTACCATGTTGGATGATTCTTATTTATACCTTTTATTATCTGTATTTCTATATCGGGTTTTCCTTGCCCTATACTTGATTTCCACTCATGTATTATCTTTTTCCCTTCCTCAACGTCCTTAAATAGGAATGCAAGAACGGGCGGGCGTTCCATATTTCTGTCGAAAACAAATCCTACCCCAGACCATTGGGCATTGTCCCACCATTGCATATTGGATGATATCGTATAGACAGACATATTTTGTTGTTGTGATTTATGGCGTTTTAGAGGCTTTACAGCCGGTCTAGTTATTAAGCATGGATAAATCTTATCATTTGCATTCTGCCATTTGCTAATAGAATACTTAAAATTATCGCCAAGAACAAAATATACAGACCTATTCAGTTGCATCAATGAAGATACCCGATCCATTATCTTTTCACTCTTTTGACGTTCTTCCAACAACTTTTTAACATCATCTTTGGAGACAGTGTTATAAGACATAAAGAATCCGATAAAGTAAACGAAGCAATTCCAATAGACAAGATCTGTTAAAGTCTCATGATTCACATAAAAGATGTACTCTGTATTTGTATCTCCTTTACATAGTGATGAATCCTCTTTCGTCTCCTTTATATGGATTTGTATCTTTGGCTGCAGAATAACCAATTCTATGTTGGCAAATGTTGCCAGCATAGTTTCCACAGAGGCTAAAAATGTTTCTGCAACCAATTGGTTCTGAATGCTGTTATCATATGTTACATAAAATCTACAGTTATTGGCAAGCGTTGAGAGTGTTGTTGTTTCGTCAGTAGCTATGGATAATTGTCCCCAAAACTGCTCATGAATAGGCTGTTTAAGCAATAAATCCTGCCAATTACCAGCAGTTATAAGTTCTGCAAAATGTTCATCTACTTCATCGGTATATCCAAGAGCGTATTTCAGATAATTAGTAGAAAGAGGCATATCACATCTATCAAGGATATCAGGAAGTATAGAGAATTCCGGATTACCTGTGTCTGCCATCGCAAAACGACAAGCCCAACCACCATCTGCTATAGTATCTCGTTCTAAAAATAACTCGCTTTCAAATTCTTGTCCATTGCGAGAAATAATAAAAAGCAATTCTCTCCAATTCAAATACATCACCAATCTACCAAGCATCAACTCAATCTCACACAGCGTTGAGAGAACGGTAATCAACAAATGAGGAATTGCTCCATGTTCATAGAAATCCCGGACAAGGAAAGATGCTGTTTTTACCAAATACGCCTCAGCACTATAGGGCAGCTCCAAATGATATAACGCCATTCCCATATTGCCACAAGACTTGACATATTCTTCTTCACACCCTTCTTTAAGAAATGATTGTACACAATGTCCCAAATGCTTGATAGCAGACACATAGTTTCCTTTTTCCATTAAGGCGTTAGCACGAGTAAAATGTGTCATAGCACCCTGAACTTCCGACTCTCTTTTTGAAGATATGTCTGCGATCATATCAACGAGTCGCTCAAATTCCGGATTATCAGATATTACTCGTCCCAGCAACTCAACGATCCGTGATTGTGCACTAAAACTAATATCAAGATAATTAGCACACTGCTCTATAAGTGATGTTAGTGTCTGTAACTCGTCCGTTAAATCTTCATTTCGATTAATCAATTGGAATAATCTATGCTCAGATATGTATAAGTCTAAAAACAACTGACATGGTTGAGATAATTTGGAACACTGTCTTAATTCCTTAATAAATTGTACCTCAATGGCAAACTTACTTGTATCAAACAGTCCCAATGATATTACATTTTCAAGATTAGTGAGGATATTGGTCAGCCGCTCTATTGTATGTACGGTCGGATGTTCTTTTGTATAATCCTTTAACTTTAAATAGTCTGAATAGGTAGCTTCAACATCATGGAACCAGAAAAATGAAGTCCATGCATGGTTGTAAATAATATTAAATATTTGTATGGATGTACCATGAACTTTTGCTTCTCTTAAAGCACGATTGAATCTCCCTTCAGTCTCCATTCGAGGTTTTTCTAACCCTCGACTTAAAATACAAGTCTTCAAAAGATCATTTACATAATCAGTATCGAGGTCCGCGACTGTATGCTTAATAAGATCGTCTTCTATCTTATTTAATTCCGACTTCCGCTCTTTGTCGTTAGGTCCTATTTTTATAGTCTTTTTACGGTACTCATCGGAAAAATTCAATTTCTCAATGGCGATATCCAAACAACCTTGTTCAAATACAGCAAATGAGAACCACTTTCCATCAAATATGCTTACAGATATTCCATACTGCTGTGCCAATTCATCTTCTTTAGCTTGCCGTGAACTGGATTTTATTTTCTGGTTGGTAAAATAAAGTAATTTGGTATATCCGCGTTTGGTCTCCACCGCTTTCTTAACATCAGCTTCAACTTTACTCTGCCAACTTTTTTGAACGCTGATAGCGATAGCCCATTTCTGGTCGCCTGTACTACCTTCTGATATCCACCATTTATCCGATATTGCTTTATCAACAGGATATGTTTCCCCATCTACTTTTCCATCACCGCCACCATCCGGACCTGTTTGCGGTTTAATATTCGGTGTAATCAAACGAGAAGCTACCGCAATCGCAAAATTTTCAAATTCTGACTGTTTCTTATCCTGCGATAGTTGCTGGAGTTTTAAATCAAATACTTCAGTTGTTAATCTCGTCTCATATACAATTTCTGTATCCGAAAACAGATTACTTCTCATTCGACGATAATAGGAAAAGAAATCTTGTCTCAAAGCATCAAGTTTCTCCTCCTCATCCATTGTAATATCTTTTATATTTTTAGTCATTTGCTATATTAAATCAGTTACTGAACAAATATCTCACTGTTCACTAATTCGTTATTCTATGTCTATAACTATTATACACTGGGGATATAGCCATTCTCTTTTATGAACTGTGCTGTTATATAATTGAGATAGACTCTATGCAATCTGCAGATAAAACGATTAATGTGATTAAACAAATCTATTAGTTGCCAAGTCTCCATTACAATCTTGCTCTCATTTATTTCTTCGTGCCGCAGTTCATACAGCTTAAATATGTCAATATGTACTTCTGCATCCCGCACATCTTTCCACCAAGAATCTTTCGAGATTTGCTCTAAATCCGACAATAGTTCGTCAAACTCTCTTCTGAATCCGGGAAACATAGTGACGATACTTTCTAACTGAGCGCAATATGAATACTTATAGCCTTTTTTGAACCCGTATAGTCTTTTGAAACTTTCATTGAGTTGAACTTTCAGTTTTCCTCGAACAAAACTTTTTTCATAAAGATTTGTCGCCCTAACAAACAACTTGTTCAGAACAATGCAATCACAAAAAGCATAACTGGTAAAAGTCTCAATATCTATTATCGTCTTGGTTATCTTATTGTAATCCGAATTGTCTGATACATGATACTCATTTGCAAATTGGTGTATGCCCTCAACATACCCGGAAAACTCGTTTATATATTCGTCTGATATTCTGCAGAATTCGGCTCTCTCCTCTGCAGATAACACCCTATTATTATATGTTAGTTTATGAATCATTCAAAGGTCATTGGTTCTTAACTAATAATTTTCATCTTAGGCTTGAACTTCTCGGAAATTCCGAAGAGTCCAGTCTTATATAGTGCCATCCAATCTCTTACAAGAACATTGTCATATATACAGGGATATAGTCAATCCCTTGCTCTCGTTTTAGGTCTTTGGTATAGATGATATATTTATTTTTAACTCGGTCGGAGAATTTATCGCAAAAGGCATCCAACGATGCATGCGATTTGTAACCCGAGGACTTCACCTCAATCGGCGACACCTTATGACCATCCGATATTAAAAAATCAACCTCATAATATTTCTTTCCGTCTGCAAATGGTATCGTATGATAAAACAACTGTTTACCTGCGGTTCGCAACATTTGCGCAATAACATTTTCATAGACATAACCCAAATTAGTACTGAGTTTGTCATTCAGCAACTTTTCATATATGATGTTGTCGGTAAAATCCTTGTCCTTGAAAGCCAGTGTGACAAACATTCCGGTATCGGACGCGTATATTTTAAAACGTTCATTGTCCATTGTAAGAGCCAGTCCAACATTCGGATCATTGGAATGATATGCAACATTTGCAGACATGAAATCATTCATCATTTTGACTACGCCTGCAACCCGCTCTGCTCTTTCGCCGGGTATAGCCGATGCTATTTGATACCGCGAGGCATTCTTACTCAACTGTGCAGGTATAGCATCGTACAATGCGGTAGCTCTGCCCGTGTCATCCAACTTCCAAAAATCTTCTTCGTACAACGAGACAATATCCCGCTTTACTAAATCTACCGCTCCGAGATTGTTCGTCTTAATATATTCTGCTACGGCTTTAGGCATACCTCCAACCAGCATATACAAGCGGAAATCGCGCATCATTCTCCGATGAACGGCATCGCCTAACGGTATGCGTTTTTCAAACGTCGTACGCAGCAACGGTATCGTGGCGGTATCGCCCAACGCCCAGCGAAACTCTTCATAGTCCATCGGAAACATATCGACCCGCGTCTCCTCGCTCGGCAGCAGGATATCCTGACTGCTCTTGTGAACGGTAATGAGTGAACCGGTCTCGATATAGTCGTATCGACGGTCTTTAACCAAATGTTTGATAGCCTGACGAGCCAAAGGAGCCTTTTGTATTTCATCGAATATGATTACAGACTTGCGTTCAATCAACTGCACACGATAGATAAGTTGCAGTCGAAGGAATATATAGTTTAGGTCTGATATATCATTAAAAAGTTCCTGTACTTCTACTGGCGCAATGGCAAAGTCGATGAGAATGTAGGACTCATATTCATTACGGGCAAATTCTTCTGCAAGTGTGGACTTTCCGATTCGTCTTGCTCCCTGTATAAGAATGGCTGATTCACCGTTCCGCTCCCTCTTCCATTTGAGCAATCGGTCGTACATCTTGCGCTTAAATAATATTGCGTTTTTCTCCATGTTCGTTAATTTTGGTATGCAAATATAGTACTCTTTGCATTTTCCACCAACTTTTGTTTGTTAATCATGTCAATATCCACTGTTTTTTTTATGTAAATTCTGCCAATATCCACCAGTTTTATTTAATATACTAGATTGGTTAATAATTTGACACACTTACGATACTTCAATTTAATCAGCCATTTGCAAGGTCGATATGTATTTGTCCATTATCTTTTTGAAAGATGTCTTTCATTTACAACTTGAGTAGAATGTGCCTTGAAAGTAAAACAGACAGGCTTACGTCGTAGGAAATATAACATAAAACAAAAACTACAGCGAAAAGAGAAAATATGCGGTGAACCTTTCTTCTCTTTTGGCTGTATATTTTGCAAGTGGTCAGATTATGGAAATGCGTTGAAAATTCAGTTTAGTTTGTGCATTAGCCTTATATATGCTAAATCAAAGTAAACTATATTTAGGTAGGCATATTTGCCTTTCTATATGCCTATGGTTTTATAGAAGCAACTACCTTTGCAGAAAACACAAGTTTCAATGAAGATATGAGACAAAGACCACAGCCCATTTTTTCCTTTTTTGGCTGCAACAATTCATCGATGAACTGCCGAACGGCATTCTTCGGATAAGAGGTCGATAATCGGAAAACTGCTTTGAAAAGCACTTTGAATGCGATCAAGTGCAAGGGATGAAACTAACTGAAATACGAAAAACCGAGAATCGCTTAAAATATTGATTTTGTTTCTATATTGTTCCTTTGACAAGATAGGAAAAATGTTATTTTATTGATATACAGAATCTAAACTTTGTTTATTGTAATATTTACCAGATTCTGAAAACGAGATAATATCCTAAACGCTTCTACGTTAAATTTCTAATATGTCAGTGCAAAGATAATAGCTTTACTTTGATTATAAATGTTTAGTTGCATATTTTATTTTGATACAGATGATTTTGTTGATTAACCGTCTGGTCTAGAGATTATTAACTATGATTGTTGTGCCAATTTGAAACTGGAACCGTATATTTGTACAGTTAAATAGTAATTAATATGAAAACAGCAGTAATTTTAGCACGAGTAAGTACAATGGCACAAGATTTTGACCGTCAGGTTAATGAACTGAAATATTATGCATTGAATAACGATTTGAATATAGTGAAAATATTTGCTAATAAAATTAGTGGGGCTAAAAGTAATGATGAACGTTGTGAAATCATTGAACTGATACAGTATGTAAAAGAAAACCACGTTGATAAAGTATTGGTACTTGAAATAAGTCGCTTAGGACGGAATACGCTGGAGGCTCTGAAAGTGATTGAATTACTTAACCATGAGAAAATTTGTTTATGTGTAAAGAATTATAATATTGAAACGCTGGATAGCTTGGGGAATATTAATCCAATGGCACAATTTCTTATTACTATTTTACTGGAAGTTGCTAGAATGGAACGTACTACAATTCGACAACGAATGGAAAGCGGATATGTGCATCACATACAAAATGGTGGGGTTGTTGGACGTAAAACTGGTTATCGTAAAACTGTATCGGAGATGAAAGAACAGTATAAAGAAGAAATTAAACTATTAAAAAGAAATTACTCTTTGAGAAATGTGTCTAAATTGACTGGTACGAGTGTAAATACTCTTCGTAAATTAGTCGCTTTAGTATAAATTAACGTAATAGGGTGGCAAAATAATCTATAAGTCGTATATTTGCTTGGAAGAAAGGTAAATCCACCGCGAAAGATACTTCAAATTCAATTTTATTGTAACAAGTTAGGAGCAGGAAGCACGTTCATGTATATGCACTTCCCTGCTCTGTGGATTTTGCATGAACGTGTGAAAATAAGTTGTGCAATGGCATGGCAAATAATCCTTTGTAACAAATGTTTGATGAGGATGAATTGAAAGTTTATGATAAGAAATTTCAAGCAATAGGTATTTTAGACAAAGAAGAACAAAAAAAGATACTGGAGTTCTTCTATACATTAGGTGTTATTACGTTTAACCTTTAATTTAATGATTGATGAGTAAGAAAAAAAGTAAAGAGAAAGTAGTAGAGTTTTCTAAATTGACAAATAAAGTAGCTGCTGTATGGACGCGAGTGTCAACGGAGCGGCAAGCTGATACAAATGGCAGTTTAGAAAGTCAGAGAAGGATATGTACGGAATATGCAGAAAGTCATGCTATTCGTATAAAAAAGTATTATGGCGGTACGAATGAGAGTGCAAAAGTTGAAGGTAAACTATACCGTGAAATGATTGCAGAGGTGGCTAGAGATAAAGAGATAAATATAATTCTTGTCTATTCATTTGACCGTTTCAGTCGGGCTGGTTATGAGGCGATGATGACAAAAGCATATCTCAAAGCTAAAGGAATATATGTGGTGTCTGCAACGCAGGCTACTGACCCAGATAGTGCGGCAGGTGGATTTATGGAAGATGTTATCTTTCTTTTTAATCAGTTTGAGAATAACCTTCGAAAGGATAAATGTATCACAGGTATGGTGGAGTGTTTACGAAATGGCAACTGGTATTCAAAACCTCCGCTAGGTTATGATAAACTAAAAGTAGGTCGAGAACACGTTCTTACAGTGAATGAAAAAGGCAAGATACTGCGTAATGCTTTTATCTGGAAAGCAACAGAGGGGATTAAAGATATAGAAATAGTTCATCGGTTAAAGGGGTTGGGGTTATCCATTGACCGAAAGCATTTAAATAAAATTCTTCATAATCCGTTTTATTGTGGGTATATACAGCATAGTTTGTTGGGTGATGAAATTATAAAAGGTAATCAAGAGATATTAATTGATGAGGCTATATTTAATAAAGTGAATGATATATCGAATGCAGGATATGAACACAAAGAAATTACTGAGCCGTTCCCATTGAAAAGGCATATTATCTGTTCGGACTGTGGTGGCTATTTAACTGGATACACAGTGAAAGCACGTGGACGGGATTATTATAAATGCAATAAGAAAGGGTGTAAAAGTAATCATAGCACAGAGAAACTGCATCAGAAGTATATCAATCTTTTAAATGAATATAATATACCAGATGGACTTATCCCGATACTTACAGACGTTTTAAGAAAGGTTTTTGAAGAATACAATCAAAATAAAGGTGAAACAAAGAAAGTTCTTTTAAAACGGAAAACAGAGTGTGAAAATCGAATTAATACAGTCAAAGTTCGGTTTGGTCTGGGAGAAATTAATAGTGAAATATATACGGCTACTATGAGCGAATTAAATTCGAGATTAGCAGAAATCAGACGAGAGCTTGAAGATGCAGGGAAAAATTTATCGAACATGATGAAATATATCAATCAAACGATTGAAATGTCCTGTAAATTAGGTGGTTTGTGGAGTGATAGTAATTTCTCTAATAGGCAAAAAATACAAAATTTAGTCTATCCCAGCGGAATTTACTTCGACAAGGAAAATGATGATTATCGAACAGAAAACGAGAATGAAGTTTTTAAGATTTTCCGCAGATTTACAGCAAGTTGCGAAGGTGGAAAAGAAAAAGCGACAACCGATTTTGCTCGTTTGTCGCCTTCTGTCGGAATGAGGCGACTCGAACGCCCGACCCCTACGTCCCGAACGTAGTGCGCTACCAACTGCGCTACATTCCGTTTCTGTTTTGCGAGTGCAAAGGTAAGGCATTTTTTTGAAATCAAAAAGAATTTCACAGAAAATTTGTAGAAAATTTGTAGAATCAAAAAATATGTCTACCTTTGCAACCACAAACGAGAAGCTAAGGTTTTTTATTGAATGTGCTGAGAAGTAAGTTCCTATGTGCTTAACCACTGACTTGGTGCCATAGCTCAGTTGGTAGAGCAAAGGACTGAAAATCCTTGTGTCCCCGGTTCGATTCCTGGTGGCACCACCAAAACAAAGTGCATAGAGCTTTTCACACATGTAAATCCTTGAATATCAACATTCAAGGATTTTTTTATTTATAACACTCCCCCTTTTACTCCCCCCTCATCTTTATATTCATTTAACCTTGTTCTGTTAAAGGGCGTAAAAATACTTCCATCCATATAGGCTGTTTAGATTCTTTTGAGGACTGGTTGCTTGTATTCATATAAAAAAAGAGGAGCTATACAATACAGCCCCTCTCATTGATATATGGAGAAGTTTATTATAGTTTTTCAATTTCTTCCTTGGATAACCCTGTAGCTTGTGAAATGATATCAACTGCTACTCCTAATTTTTTTAGATTACGGGCATTTTCTCGTTTTTCTTCTTCCCTACCTTTATTCAAACCTTCTTCAATCCCTTCCGCTCTTCCTTCTTCACGTTCAGTATTGATATTATCACGAAGGATTACAATATTATCCAAGTGACGGTAATAGGCAGCAAGCTCATCCTTGGTCATGCTATCCAGTTTCAATCTCTCACGGGCCTCCTCAAGACCTGGAGCTGTAGCAGTGGAAGGTATCTCCCCAGTGTTCAGGTAGTAGATCCATTCTTCCAGGGGACTTTTTGCTACCTGATTAAAACCGTTCACTTTCAGGATATAATATTCAGGATATAGCTGACTTACCGTATCCACCTTGAATGTCTGTTTCTGGAACGGGGTGAGTTCAAGAAGATCATTAGTGTGGATACCCCTGAATTCCGTCTTTCCATGATAAACGAAGTCCCTGCCATGTCCTAGGGAGAAGTAGACTATATTGACGCTGTATACTTTACGGACCTTGTCATAGCTCTCCCCTCTGTTGATATATTCAGTGACCAGCTTGGAAGTACCGAACAACATACGCTGGAAGTAGGCATATTCATTATTGTTCTGCACCTCTATCAATACCAGCTCCCCCTTGGAGTTCTCGGCAAGCATATCCACACGGTTATACTTGTCATATTCGTCCTCCTGATTGCTCTCGCTCTCAAGAAGCCTCTGGATAATGATCCTCTCACCCAGTAACGTGGTGAGCAGGCCTTCAAGGACACTGAAGTTTGCCTTGTTCCTGAGCAGACGTTTCATCGCCCAGTCAAAACGGATTATCTGGTTTTTATTATTGCTGTTCATAATGGTCTGATATATGGGTTACTACAAAGATAGGCAAAAAACTCAAGACCTCCAAAATAATACGGATTATAGTGAAAAAGCAGCTATTCTCCACGAACCACTGCTTTTATTGCGTCAATTTATTCAACTATAAGGGAAATCTATTTTAGAACAATCTTTTGATATATTCTGTTCAATGACTCAGTGTCCAGTTCGTCTATGCTTATTATATATAATGCATCCGTCACATACACTTCTTTCCCTCCGAGAAATATGTATGCGGCATCAAAGTACCAGTTCTTACCTCTCACCCTCATGTCTATTCTGATATCGTTTTGTATCTCACAGACTTTTCTTATAGCCTCAGTCAGTTCTGTTCTCTCCATACAATGCTCCTTTATCCGGATATAACAGAGCGCCCGGATTTTTGTTTGCGGACTTTTCATTTATATATCAAAGTGTGGCCGTTTATTTTTCTCCTTCCTGAAACCTTCCAAACCCTTATATATGAGAAAAAGCCTGGAGCATAATACAGCACCATTGGAATAAGGTGCGTCAGCTTCAGGCATTATAATAAGAAATAATTTACCGGGTTAATTCTAATTTCAGATAATGGTTAGAGATTTAATTCGAGGGATAGCAACGGTACGAGTAGTTTTCACAGCTTTAGTCTTGATTACCCAAAGTATGCAGTCTGTCGGAAAGTCAAGTTGAATCGAGGAGGTTTGATGACGGCTTTTCTTTTTTTTCCCCCTTTCTTCATTTCCCCTCAAAGCCTTATATGTGAGAAGAATATATAAGAGAATAGAAACGTAATAACAAACAATTAAAAATTAGAGAAATGGGAAATTTAGTAAAAGCATTGAAGATCGCCGCAAATGTAGCGGAGATCATCGTGGCAGGCTCCATATTGATCGAGCTTGCCGAGAAGTATGGTGGAAGATTGGGAAAGAAAAAATCCGCCACGGGTAAAGTCGCTACGGATACTGCGGCGACAATAACTGATAATACGTCCGATGAATGAATTATGACAAGGCACAGGACGTAGTTATAACGGTGCTGGAGGTGATAGCTTCGGTACTGAAAGGAATCAAGAAGTTGAAGAGTTTGAAGAAGAAATAACGGACTTTTCGACTTCTTTTTGTTTACCGGATTATTAACAACTAAAAAATAAGAATAGTATGGAAACAATGACTAATGAACTTACTGTCATTCCAAGAACAATCGGAATGATGACAAGAATGATGGATGCAGTTAATATCGAAGATGCTGTAATCGTATCTGAAGAGGAACAGAAGGAGCATCCGAATTTTATTGAAAGTAACACTTCGGGCATTACACTTGAAGAACTGGAAAGTAATTGCATTGTACCTAGTTTTGGAGATAATCAACTAACAATCAGCCACCAGACATTCATACACCGGATCGAGGAGGCTGCAAGGAGCTATTTTACGGGTGAGAACTTTGGTAACACAGAGATCAGAGTTTCACATAAAATCCTGGGCAGGGTTCCGGGAGCATTAACCAAAAAGAAGGAGGAACTTAAACCTGAGGACGAGACTATCTATTATCAACGTATGGCTTTCTGTTTTCATATCAGGTCTATGAGCAGAATGATGAACGGAGAAGAAGTACATTTATGTATCGGAGGTGTAAGAAGTCTGAATGAGGAAAACCTATACAACCGAAAATCACCCGAAAAATTCAAGATATTCATAGGATGGAGAGTGAAAGTTTGTTCAAATCTAATGCTGACCAATGATGGTCTGACCGGACGACTGGAAGTAATGAGTGATGCAGATATATACAGTTCAGCACTACAGTTATTTCAAGACTTTAATCCCGAACAGAATTTGAGACTTCTTGAAAATCTGGGAAGGACGAATATTTCACAGGAACAGTTCTGCCAAATAATAGGTAGGCTCAGATTATACCAAGCTTTACCCGCTTCACAACTTAAAGAACTGCCCAAGGTGATTTTAGGTGATTCCAATGTCAATGCAGCTACGAAAGGCTATATAGAGAATCCAAATTTCGGATTGTGTGGCAGAGAGAATATCACTTGTTGGGATCTGATGCAGCTACTCAATGACGCCGCCAAACAATCCTATATTGACAAGTTTCTGGAGAGAAATCAGAACTGCACTGATTTTGCGGTTGGTATCCAAAAAGCTTTAAACGGTGAAGATACTGAGAATTACGGATGGTTTTTGAGTTAGACCTGAAAAATAAATTGACTCACAAGGGAGAAGGATAAATATAGTCTTTCTCCCTTTTTTGTTGAATCCTTTAAAAATCAATAAACAAAGAAATGGAAAGACATGAATTGGAAAACAGCAGAGAATTCAAGGCTGCAAAAGAGCTTGAACATGCCTTGAACGATTATGGGTGGAATGGTAAAAGATTCGCTTCAGCGGTGACTACATTCCACAGGACCCTGCAACAGACCTTATTCAGAAGTATGGTTGAAGTGATTAAAACAATGGGAAGTGAAGGTTACGGATATGACCTGAGGAACAAAGCTTCGCATGAGATATGTAAGAAGATAGTGGAATCGGGAGTTCTGGAGGACGAGACGATACCATTCATCTGACACGGTTGAGACATACCAAGATAATATTCCGGGGAGGGATATTTCCGATAAAAAGGAAGTATCTCTCCTTTTTTTATTTACCGACAATTTAAAATTCAGAAGATTATGTTATACTATGATTTTTATGGTTACGAAAGGTTCAAGGCCTGTTTCGGACTTGAAAAAAGAGATAACGGTACAGTGGTAAGAAAGAACAGGATACTGCTGAACCATCTGAAGAATCCTGCACTGCTCCGGTATTGCAGGGAACATAACGATTATGCCTTGTTACATATATATGATATGGCTGACCTACAGAAAAAAGTAATGGATGCTGTCATTGAATCAGGAAAAGGTGATAAAAAGCTGCCTTATAGGGTGGAACTGATAGGCAAGACATACCACTCTTCCAGATATCAGACTGACGAAAGCAAGGGTGTATGTGAGGATCTGGATAAAAGTTCAGTCCGCTATATAAATGTTGAACGTAGCCGGGTCTTCAAGATGAGGGCCGGAAAATTCATGAGAGAGCTTATCCTTGAGACAGAGATAGGAAAGTTGCTCTCTCCAAGTGTCGTAAACTGGATTGCAGGAGATGTTTTCACTCAGCAATGGTGTACTTATACACATGGGAAATCACCTGATATGGAACTACATATAAACAATGAGTTCTGGAAGATATATGATAGTGATTATTGCAAGGGTAATTTTGGTTCATGTATGGTGGATAGGGAGCGTACTTCATTCTATCGTGATTCTGTAAAAGCCAAGGCTGCTTACATAACAGACAAAACAGGATTGGTTGTAGCAAGATCCATTCTATTTACTGACGTTACGGATCAGGATGGCAATAAATGGAGGCTGCTTGAAAGGCAATACTCTTCAGGAGGTGATGACGTGTTGAAACGGTTACTGATTGACAAACTCATTCAAGGTGATTACATAGACGGTTATAAAATCGTGGGTGCATCCTGTCATGAAGCTAACGCATTTGTAGATATTCATGGGAACTCATTATCCGACAAGAAGTTTGAGATTGACTGTGATCTGGAACTGGAAGACACGCTTTCTTATCAGGATTCTTTCAAATGGTACAATTATAACCTGAATAAAGCCTATAACTACGAAAACTCACACTTTTCATATAACCTTGACACCACAGACTTGAACTTATATGGTGATACTGACGACGATGATGACGATCGGGAATGGGATGATTACCACCAATACTATTGTGATGATACAAGACTCTGCTACCGGAACGGAAGGGAGATTCGGGTAGACGTTGAAAACCTGGATGATTTTATATGGATAGAATCAACACAGGAATACCACCATGAAAACGATTGTGTCTGCTGTGATGAATGTGGAACATATATCCTGTTGGATGATGCCATGTGCTCGGAAGTGACGGAGGAATACTATTGCTGCAAGGAATGTATGGAGAAGGTCGAGAATGAGTTCAAGCGGAAGAACTGGCATTACTCCGAATACGATGATGAATGGTATGAGGATTACACCGACATTACCTGGATCAATATCTGGAATGAACCGGAAGGTATCTATGAGAGTAAAAGCATCGGTACGGATACATTATGCCGGTTATTGAGAAATGAGGAAGCATGGGAGTTTGACAATGAGGTGTTCGATAAAGTAAATCCAAGTACCAACCTTCCATACGGCTATAAACTTAAAAAAGAGATAAATCATGAATATACAATTATTGAAGCGGCTGTATAGTATCTACAGCCCGAGTGGGAAGGAACAGAAGATGGTGAAGTTCCTCTGTTCCTATATAAAACAGCTTTCCGGAGACATATCCGTGTCAAAGGATGAATTCGGGAACCTGTATGTGGCAAAGGGAGAAGCGGAAAGTTATCCCTGTTTGGTGAGCCATATCGACCAGGTTTCACACTGCAAGCATTCAAAGGATTTCAAGGCGGTGGAGACCAGGGAAGTCATATTCGGTTATTCGCCAAAAAACAGGAGGTTTGAGAATTTGGGAGCCGATGATAAAAATGGAGTGTTCATCTGTCTTGAATGCCTGAAGAAATATGATTCTATGAAAGTAGTCTTTTTTAGAGAGGAAGAAACAGGCTGCAAGGGAAGTTCTGAGGCGGTGATGTCTTTCTTCGATGATGTAAGGTTTGTTATCCAGCCTGACCGTAAAGGCAATTCAGACCTTATTACAAACATAGGTTATTCCGATTTGTGTTCCGAAAAGTTCATGGAAGCGATGGAATCTGAGAAATGGGATTACAGGGAGGAGAACGGATTGATGACCGATATTCTGACCTTGAAAGAGAACGGACTTGGGGTTTCCTGTATCAACGTCTCATGTGGTTACTACAATGCCCACACCGATGAAGAGATAACGGTAAAGAAAGACCTGATGAAATGTCTGAGGTTTATAGAACATATCATAGAGGACTGTACTAACACCTATCCTCATGTTCAGGATGATCCATATTTCAGTCCCTATGAGTTTGAGGATGAGGTTTATGATATGCTGAACAATGACCCGACTTTAACCCCTGAAGACCTTTATGACATGTATTCCACCAATTTTCCACACTTCGGATTGGAGGATTATAGAAGGATATGTAATGACTATCGGATGTTCTGGGATGAGGATGAAGAAGATAGGAACTTAAGAACTTTGGATTATGGAAAGAGATAAGAACTACGATTTGGAACTGGCCAAGTATATCTGGTCAATCCTGAAATCCAATCTCCCGGTCCTTATGTCCTGGGGAGTTGAGATTGAGACAGTGAAAGTGATAAAGTGTGGTATTGAATTCAAGGTCAACGGATTCAAACATACCGGAAAAGTTCAGATTGTATTGAATGAGGGCGCTGACCTGTTTGAAGTCTGTCTGCTTGGTAAAGATGGAGAAATCAGGGATAAGAGAGAGGGCATCTACTTTGACATGCTTGTTTCTGTGGTGGATGAACTTGTAGAGAAAACAGACGATTATGAAAAGAGAGTTTCTGATACATATAATATTATAAGATATTAGCGGTTCTCTGAGGGGTCGGGAAATGTGATAACAGGCTTTCTGTGGGAGAGTAGAATTTGGAAGAACTCGAAATCTTATGGAAAGCCTTTTTTATGAACTGACGTAAATGGTTCCATAGGTTAGACGACCATCTAATCATTGGAACTATTGTTAAAAAACGAATGACAATGAAGAATGAAAACCAATATGTGGCTTATCTTCGGGTAAGCACTCAGAAACAAGGATATTCAGGACTGGGACTTGAGGCACAGAGGGAGATAATACAGAAACATCTTTGTGATAAAATTCCGGTTGCTGAATATATTGAAATTGAATCGGGCCGGAAAAAAGAGAGACCCAGACTTAAGGAAGCGTTGAACCTATGTAGAAAAGACGGTGCTATTTTAATAGTAGCAAAACTGGATAGACTGGCAAGGTCTGTATCTTTTTTATCCAGTTTATTAGAAAGTGATGTGGAAATAGTCTTTTGCGACTTCCCACAGGCTAATAAAATGGTACTGCATATTATTTCGGCTATATCCCAATACGAAGCGGAACTGATAGCAGCCAGAACGAAGGCATCATTACAGGCTAAGAAAAGCAGAGGATTCAAACTTGGCAATCCTGAACACCTGATGGATAAGCACAATCAGGCCATTCAAAACAGCATAAAGACCTGCAAGGATAAGGCTGACAATAACCCCAACAACAAAAGAGCGGTTGCCATGCTCAGAACCCTTGTCAAAGAGAAACATACTCTGCAAGGGATAGCTGATATTCTGAACAGGGAAGGATTCGTTACTTCTCAGGGATGTAGTTTCTCTAAATCAACGGTATATAAACTGATTAAAAGGTATAACTTAAAAGAGGATTGAAATTATGGAACCTAAGTATGTATTGATTTTAGTTTTTTGTGTCGGCGGTTTGAATATCATAAAGCTGACGGACGAAGAACTGAGAGAATCAGAGAATTACGAGGACTTTGAATCTTTCCTTTCAACCATCAAGGAGAGATACGGATTCAGACTTAATAGTTGCCAGTGGATGACTACTGAAAATTTAGACATCTATTGCTATCAGAACGGAGAAGAAGCAGAACTCAATCTGTTATAGTCAAATCAGGAAGAGAAACTGAGGTAATACTTGGTTTCTCTTTTTTCTTTCTCTTGGAGTAGTTGGAAATGATGGTAGTAGAAGAAAAATATAATCAGGTTAAGTTGTTTTTTTATCTGTCATCCACCATATTCTTAACCGGATGAATAATATCGGCATAGTTTTATATTTTTTTGCCGACAATCATCTCATCCGATCTGCAAATGGTGGGATAAGACAAAAATGACTGGAGAACTTTTTATGGTGCTGTCTGAATTTTGGTAGTGGGATTAAGGATATTTTGCTGACGGTTGATTGCTATTGTCAGTTGGTAATAGTTGTCAGGGAGTGGTTCGTATCTTTCTTATCCTTAAAAGTCAAAGAGATTATAATTTGGATGATTGGTTCTGTGATTAGATTACTTTTCTTTCCCTGCCTCAAAGGGGAAAAGGAGGGGAAATGGGGAAAAGGGGGTGGAAAAGCCTATTTTTCATAACTTTTTTCAATTTCATCCATTCCAAAATCAGTAAAAAATTAGGTTTTAGAGGTTCCGCTTTCCCCTTTCCCCCCTTCTCTCTCTTGAGGGTGGGAAGAAGATAAGAAAATAACCAGAATAAACAATATCCATCTTGAAATGAAAGAATATATCAGGCAAAGCATTGTTTATGTTACATATACCATTATATTTGCATCCATTGCCAATCAACTTTGAAGGACTTATGAAACCCGATTTTTCCGATTATATTATTGCCGTATTGTTTGAACTGAATGATGGACTGCCGCATTCAATGGATTGGTGTGTCGATAGAATCCTTGATAGATGTAGTATTGAGTATGAG